CTATGGTCTTGGGGCACAATACGGTGTGATGCTTCCATTCTCACGCAAACATGAAACCGAGGCTGACTATATGGGGCTTATTCTTATGACGATAGCTGGTTATAATCCGAATGGGCTGTCACATTCTGGCAGAAGATGTCGGCGGGCGGATCGGGTTCAGTGCCAGAGATCATGAGCACGCATCCGAGTGACGTAACACGTATCAGTGACATAAGGAAACATTTGCCGGAGATGAAGAAATATAAGTAAACTTTAGGAAGTTACTGTAAAGTATTTGAGAAAAACTTTAGAGAATGGTATAAAAAGGCGTGAAACCAAATGGAATCACGCTTGACAATGATTTGAATGACTTATTATAATCAATATCATCATCTCATTTTTTATAATGGCAATGATTATAACTTCAGAAATACAAATAGATATTGTTTATAATCCCAATAGTAATTGATATTAACTGCAACTTTTCCAATTCTACTCATAACAGTGATGCTAATTGATTTATTTCTGATTTAGCACTCTGATCTTTACACATTTGACAACGCACTATTTATAGCCTCCTAAATATTAAATAAATTATTCTTGAAGTTTTTTTAGCATCTCTAATTGCTTTAGAATTAAGCTATATAAATAAGCATCGGCATCATTTTGATCTTTTAAAATCAAATTTGGGTTAATCCTATTTTTTTGTGCTCTATTTCGTTCTGCGTCTTCTATTGCGAATTGCATTTTAAGAAATGCCCCCCAAAAAGGAGTAGATATAGAGTACTTGCCAGAATTAGCATCATATCTGATAATATTACATTCTATATCAGATAGCTCTATCAGTTTTTGATTTATTTCTTCTTCTAAATAGTTCCTGTTCCTTTTATTTACTCTCATCTTAATTTCATTGTAATTTATACTTTTACCTGCTATTACAAATGATTTTAAAATGTACCATACTAATTTATCCTTCACCAAAGAATCATATACACTTTTCAACGTATCTGAATTAGAGTTAATATATGCTTCTATTGCATTCTTAAAATATGCATCATCTATATATTTTTTAAATATTAAGGTTCTATTTATATTATTTGAAAAACAAATATCATAACACATTTGGTGAGCTAATGAGCCTAAATTATTAGAGTAAAATATTATCTTGTCTATCAATTTATCAGACATAGATATTCTAAGTAATTTGCAACCTTTTTCTATAAAGCACTTAATTTCTTCATCTGTTAATAATGGAACGTGTATCTCTGATATTCTAGGAAATAAATTTGAATCAAGCTGAATCAGTTCACGAGCAGTATCGACAGCACCAATACATATTATTTTAACATCAGGAAAATCATTAGCTGAATCAATAAATACTTTCAAAACATCTGCAATTCTTTGTTTTTCAGTAATTGAAATTTTATGAAAATCTTCAATAATCCAAACAGCATGAACTTCTCCTAAAAACTGAGCTAACTTTTGAGGTGTTAATTGTGGGGGCACAATTCTAACTAATTTAAAACTCTCAGACTGTGATATTGTCGAATTAATCTCGGAAAGCAAACTATTATACTCTGCTTTCAATTTTGAAGAAATAGAATAACTTCTATTTGTGTTTTTCTCAGATATATAAAATTTATTTAAACCATCAAAAGCGTTTAATAACAATTCGGTAAATGTCGTGTTGGTCTCACAATGAGACATTATATAGTTTATTTTCAACTCTCTTATTTTCCTACGAACCAAAGTTGTTTTTCCTCCTCCGGAATGTCCATAAAGTATAATTTGTCTTCCACTTAATGTCAAATTTTTAGATAACTCATTTTCTATATTATCACGAACGACATATGATAGTTTAGCCACCGTGTTTGGGGTAAACACTTCCGATAATTTATTAAACTTGAATCTTCTTAAAATATTCATGAGTTATTTATTTTAGGATTCGTTCGTAAAATAAGATATTTGCATTTCTTAAGTGTTCTAAATCTATAGCCCACACCTCTAAATCTTCTTTGATAAAAGGTTGTATTGCTGAATCAGAATTCATAGATTGTAAAAATAGTCTCATAAATTCTTTTTGACTATTTGGATCAGAGGGAATTATGATTAATTGACTTATGACAAAACCTTGATTATTGGTAGAACCAATAAGGTTCAAATTTTTACCTTTTACAACTAAAGCTTCATTATAATCCATAATTTATTTATAATTAACATGTTGTTTGTATAGATATTAATTCTTGTCCTACTTTATGTATTACTTTCAAAATGCTTTCAAGCCTCTCCTTTGATGGCCTTTTCACTCCACTAACATATTGAGCAAACAAACTCTGTGATATTCCCAATCGGCGAGCAATAGCAGAAGCATTCAGTTCCGGATGTGCAATAAATACATCATATAAAGGATTGGAGGGCTTATCCATGAAGAATCCTTCAAAACTCAAATCTTCATCAATTTCTTCCCAATGGATACCATCATCACTTAATGTGAAATTGTTCCGTTGTTCTGGTGTGGCAAATTTCAGTCTTGGAAACTCTGCAAATTGCTCGCAAGCCTCCTTACCATCAGTCGTGCGTATCCACACCGCTGTATCAGTCAGCCAAACTTTTTCTACTACAATGTTTCCCATAACTCTATTATTTAGTTTTGTTAAAAAATTTATTCCAATGTTCTGCTATTATTTCTTGGTTTTCTTCTATTACCGATTCTACAAGTTTTATTTCAGACGATTTCAAACCATTGTTTTTTACTAATGTTACGGGAAACAATGTAAATTTTGCACTTACATTTCCTTTTATAACATGAACATGAATAGGCTCATGGTCGTTTGCATAAAACATGAAGCGAAAACCAAATAAAATGAAGATTGTAGGCATAACTTTCTCTATTGATTACTCTACAAAGATAGGTAATTATTTAATTACCTACAAATATTTAGGTAAAAAATTAGCGGCAATTCTTTGACGTTGCCGCAAAATATTCTATTTTTCTTATCACAAAATTGTGAACTACCGCTAAAGTAAAGATTTAGGGGCTTCAAATACGATTTTCAATAAGTTAAGAATGCCGGAAAGCCACGCAAATTTGGCATAAAGTCAGATTGGGGCTTTCATAGAGCTATATTTCCCATTAAGTGCATTTCTTTTTAAGTATTTCAACACATTCTTTATCCCATCATCGAAACCATGCTTATACCCTTTAGTATATTCCCCTATAGTATATACCGCCATTGACAGAAAAAATAGAAGGATACCTACAGGCTTATACCAACCGGGCAACGAGATGGAAAACGGCTTAAATGTAATTGTTAGATCGCCAACCCATAATAGGGCGATAATAAATATAATTGTAAATAATATTGTTTTCATAATCATATAAGTTTTAATGCTTCCTGTAATCCAGATTCAAGTGCTTCCTCGTAGGTATTATAACGGATAATAGGTCTGTCAGACAATCCTACTAAATCATGGTTAGGAATTGTTAGTATATCATATATCCAATAATTTCCATACATATAGGATATTTCGATATGCAGGTTCTTAGTTTCACGAAGCCACTTTTGGGCAACATACAACACTGGACACAAAAATTCAACTGGTTCGTTATCTATTTCCGTACAACATGACATACTTTGCGGAATGTCGTATCTTCTAATAATATTATCGCAACTTATTGTGTGTTCACACTTCCAATTAAACCCTTTCTCTTTCAGCATCTTTGCTGTTTCCAATGTTACAAGTTCTTCGGTCATGGTTATTTCTCCTTTCCTTTAAAGTGTTCAATCAGTTCGTCTACGGTAGCCTTGTGAACGGTATCTATATTAACATCAATATCATTGTAAACCCAATAGGTAGAGAACTTGATTGCAGGACACATAATCCATTTATTCCCATCCGTAAACCATTGATACTTGTCTGTATCATCCCTTAATGCAGCGATAGCTAGGAAAAGTTCCTCGTTCGTTCCGTAATCAACACTATCGGTTTCGTCAGGATGTGGAATATTACTGAAAAACTCAATACTATATAGACCGTATTCGGGTCCAGTGAAAATACATAAATCTTTGTTAAGTTCCGCTCCAAACAATCTATATCCCAACTCATCTAATTTCTTTCTAAGTTTATAGGTACTCTTGCGAATAAAGCACGGTGTTGTAAATCCCATAGTTATTCCTCCTTATCTATCTTAATATCCGTTACTTCTCCACGATTAATAAAACGTTCATCAGAGTTATAATATCCAGCAATTACTGTACACAAGGAACGATCTGTTCTACATTGTTCTTGTAGACTACAATTGTCACATGGTGCACTATTCCGCATTAATACTAATTCATGCAGCACCCCATCTATTATTATTCCGTTCTTTACTTTCATAATCAATCTCCTTTCTGTTTAATCCGTTCAAGTACATCCCTGTTGGCTTCTAGTATATCATCGAAAGACGGAATAGGAAGCCATGCCAACACGATACTGTTTCCGTGAGTCCATATTCCCTTTATATCTAAATTGTTGCTTCTACGAAACGTTTCTTTTTGAATATATGGTACGCCATAACCCATTGTCAAAACGAAGATTTTTTGTTCTTCTTCCGGCAACCTTTCTTTAACGTTAATCCAAGGCGATTGCTTTGACTGCCACTCTGCACCACATTGAAAATCTTCCATACTATCAGCATGACGTGAAACGTAGGTATCCGCGTCAACTTCTTTCAGAACGTCTTTTCTGAACTTCGTTTTATTAGTAGCATAATCGTATGCTGCTTCTTCTACTGTCTGTTTCATATCTCTCCTTTCCACCTATCCTAGCAGCATATACATTGCTACTAGGAATAGATAATAAATTGTTGTTTTACTCATTACTATTTTGTTTTGAATTAAAGTACAAAGCATTTCACCTTGTAAAACAATCTACCTGGTGAACTCATGGCATAAACGTCTCCGTTGGCAAATTCAATTTTATTGCCTGTGCAGTTGATTATTCTATTATCTTCACTCTCCAATTTAAGAACCTCTTCTTTTGTCATATTTCATCCTCCTCTATTTCAAGTAAGACATTAAGTTCCACACTATCCGTAAATCCATCATCAGGATATACAGTTTCTTTTTCTACATATTCAATCCCGTGAACACGTATAAATTTAGCGTTCTCTTCATCCCAGTTTGATTCTGTTCTATCTGTGAGCATAAATACATTGGCTGATTTAGGCATTTTTTTAAGCTTTTCTATAAGCTCTCCAACAGTTAATGTTTTCATAATTTTATTCCTTTTTAATTTAATATTAATCATCTTCAACGAAAGTGTTAGTCGTGTTTATCACACCAGCAGAATCAACGCTCTTACCATCCCGGATAA